GAATATAATATAATTAATATATAAATTAATAAAGGGGGATTTAAAAATGAAAGCAAATAAAAAAATAATAGGATTAATCTTAGCAGGTGTAATAACTACAGGATTAGGATTTCATGTGGGGAATGTCAGATATGAAGATTATTTAGCTTCTAAAGAAAATGCAAAAACAGAACAAATTACAACAGAAAATGAATATCAAAACATTAAAACTACTGAACAATCAACTAAAGAAAAACAAAAAGAAATATTAACAAATGCTTCAGATGAAGAATTAGCATTAGCAACAGAAAAGACATTAGAAAAGAGTTTTGACCAAACTAAATATAAAATAGAAGTCGATGATTTAGATGACGCACTTATAATAAATGTAATAATAAGAGACTCAGACTTTACTGGCATATCTGAAAAAGCTTTAAATGAAATGATTATAAGTTACGGTTTAGATTCTAAAATGAATAAATTAGCAAACATGATCCATGAAACTTACGAAATAAGTGGAAGAGATAAAAAAATTTTAGTTGCTGTATCTGATGATAATAGAAATGTATTATACGCTACAACTAATGATTAAAAAATCTTGATAAATAATTCCAGATATGATATAATATACTTGTGAATATAAAAATTAACTTTTATTTAAATGTAAAGATAGGTGAATTTGTTACTTTTCCCTATCTTCTTTTTTTTGCTTATTTTTATAAATTTACTATTGACAAATTACAAAATAGAAATTATAATGTAAATATAATAATTAATAAGACATTAAATTTATCAACTTTAGGATTCGATTATTAAATATAATATAGGAGTTGATTAATAATGAATGAAATAAAAATATTTAAAAGTGAAGAATTTGGTGAAATCAGATGTTGTCTAATTGATAATGAAATTTGGTTTGTAGGAAGAGATGTAATCAAAGACTTAGGCTATGATTTATCTACTGGAACAAGTTATACTCAATATATTAAAAAATATTGTGATGAAGAAGATATTAAAAATTATAACAAAGAAACTCAAGTGCAATATACACTTGAGTTTGATTATAAAAAATTAGGGCAACGTGGTGGATTATTAATAAATGAATATGCATTATATGATTTGGCTTTAGAATCACCATTGCCAAGTGCAAAAAAATTCAAACGTTGGATAACACATGAAGTAATACCACAAATCAGAAAAACAGGTGGATATATTCCATTAAACAATGAAGATGATGAAGAAACTATTATGGCAAAAGCGTTAATAATAGCAAATAATACAATAAATAAAAAAGATGAATTAATTAAACAAATACAACCTAAAGCTGATTGGTTTGATGAATTCATGAGTAGTGAAGGATCATACAATTCAACTCAAATAGCAAAATTATTTAAATTATCATCAGCTCAAAAATTAAATAAACTTTTGAATGAAAATAAAATAATATATAGAAAAGGCAAAAATTGGTTGCCATACGCTGATGTGGATGAATCTTGGTATAAATTAGTTGTTGGAAATTCAAATGAACATAGTTATTCACAACTTAAATTTACACCTAAAGGGGTATATGAAATTAGCAAAACCTTAGAAATAAATTTTACTGAAGAAGACTTAAAAGAACTAGCATAGAAATAGTTTGAATATATTAATTAATAATGCCATCTTTTTTAGGTGGTATTATTTTTCATACAAAATACATAAAAATACAAAATAATTTTAAAATTAATGTTGAAATATTAATTAATGTGTGTTATTATTTAAATATAGAAATTAATAAAAGGGGATGATTTAAAATGAAATTAACATTAAATCAATTAAAGGTAGTAGCTGAAAAATATCCGACAATGACAATTCTTCAATTTGTAGAATATGTAAAACAAGGAAAAATAAATTTATAATTAAGTATTGACAAAATTTGGTTATGAGTATATAATAAAAATATGATAATTAATAAGGAGGTGAAAAAAGATGATTAAAAGTTATAAAGTAAGACTAGAGCCAACAAAGGAACAAATAGAAATGTTATTTAAAACTGCTGGTTGTTCTAGATTTGTATATAATTGGTGTTTAGCATTTCAAAAGGAAAGATATGAACAAGGTGAAAAATTTGTTAGTGCAATGGGAATGAGTAAATATTTAACAGCACTTAAAAAACAAGATGATTATAGTTGGTTAAAAGAAGTTGATAGCATAGCACTTGTTGGAGCATATACAGATGCCTGTACATCATTTAAAAACTTTTTCCAGGGACTTAAAAAGGGTCAAAAGGTTGGATATCCTAAATTTAAATCCAAAAAACATTCAAAACCTGCATTTATGCCTAATTATCAAAATATTAAATTTAACGAAAATCAAGTTAAACTGCCAAAAGTGGGGATAGTTAAATTAAGCAGAAAAAACTATATACCAATAGTAAAAAAATACAGCAATCCAAGAGTTACCTTTGATGGACTTAATTGGTATATATCAGTAGGAGTTGAAGAAGCTGAAAATATTAGTTTAGAACTTAATGGAACAATAGGAGTTGATCTTGGATTAAAAGATACAGCTATACTTAGCACAGGAAAGAAATATAAAAATATTAATAAAACTGCTCATGTAAAGAGAATAGAAAAAAGACTTAAAAAGCTACAAAGACAAGTAAGCAGAAAATACGAAC